TATCACCGTATTTATAGTTGATAGTTTGGATTTGTGTATCAGCCATTTAATCACCTGTGAAAGTTATATTAAAATCAAATTCCGATATGTCGGCAAATAAACCTGCATCGGTAAAATCTACTTTAAACGCATGGTTTGAAGCGGTCGCGATTTTTTGATCACCCGTAAACATGATCAAAATATTTTCCTCGTCTATCTCGGTCATTTTTGGATCACTCCAATTCAATTAACTACGGGCCAGCACAACATCTACTGGCGTTGCTGTCAGTCCGTTAGCGGCCAACCTAGATATTTTTGCAACTGTTGCACTTAATATATCGTCCGCTTCATCTTGCGATATATCGCCAGAAGCCACCGCTGAATCTAAAACAGCTTCAAGCCCATCCGATGGGATACCTTCGCGCGTAGCTATTGCTCTTAATCCCTCTATAGATTTTAGCTTGCTAACTAAGTCTAGCGCCTTTTTATCCCCAAGAGCCGAAACAAGGCGATCTATCGTTGCAGGAGCCAAAAATTCCTCTGTTCTCTCGTTCAGCCACAAATAGACTTCATAATCAGTTTTTTTCGCGTTGCTCGGTTCTGATCCGATTAACTCTAATAAGTTCATAAAATACCCTTAGCTCGAAAATGAGCTGTAAGCTAGTAGATTTACGTCGCTTTTTGCTGCGCTAGGCGATCCCTGTCGGCATTTGCCGAGTATAGCGGCGTAACCGTATGCCTCTACCCATTTACATGCTGTGCCGTCGCCGTTTGACATTAACAGATCGCCTGCTTCAATCGGACCTGTAACCCTGACAACGGTTTGACCTAGACCGTGTATGATTGGAGTTCCGTTCTCGTCGTAGTGGCTAAAAGTACCATACACCATTTTACTTCCGTATGTGCCGGACTGCTCGCACTTAGGCAACTGATCGGCCTGTTTTTGGTGTACGGTTTTTTTGTTTCCGTCGTCGTCAGTAAATACCGCGCCGACTACTTCAGGGCCGTAATAATCAGCCTGTTTAGGCACTGTCACTATCACTTCTTCGGTCGTGCCGTCCTCTAGCTGCCTAGTTTCCGTGACTTCTTGATCCCATTTTACGGTTTTCCATTCAACTAACTCGTCTATGGAATCCATCACAGTGCCGCGCTCTATTTCAGGTTGTGACTTATCAGCAAACTGCGAGTTGTGGCCACCGCAAAATGTACCCCATGTAACAGTGCCGCTAGATACTGAAACGGTTGCGACTGTCGAGCCATCGCGGTTAATCAGAAAAATAGAGCCGTCCGAGCCTGAACGGTTCCACGTTCCAAGGTCGCCATTGTCGGCATGGTTCCAGATCTGCCCATTCGGGCCAATTGACGTGCCAGTGCCAGCGCTCGTGCTGTTGTTGTATGGCGTGTTATCTGTCGTACCAACCAAAAGGTGGCCGCTTGAGTCCATGCGGGCAACTTCTGAATTGTTAGCCGTAAATGATAGATAGTTACTATTATGCTCGTATTGGATCTTACCAATTTGATTACTGCCTGAATCACCAAAATAAATAAAACCAGAACCTGTGGTCGAGCTTGCAAGCGTTAGCCCTGAACTACTGCCCGTCTCAATCAATATTCCTGGGCTTGCCACGCCGGTTATACCTGAATCACCGCTGGCTTTTACATGAAGCCTTGCAAGCGGGGCAGATTCGCCAATTCCGACCGCTGCACCGTCCATGTACATTAAATTGACGTTATCGGTTTTAAACGTCATTAAATCATCGTTATGATCGTATGTTATGCCCGCCATTGTCGCATTGGCTGAGTCGCCAAAAAATATACTACCGGTACTGGTTGTGCCTGTGCCAATTGTGAGTCCTGCATTTCCGCTATCCTCAATAAATAAATCGCTTGCGTCTGCTGTCGGGTCAACGCCGGAACTTCCAGTCCTTATATGTACAGGCCCGCGCAATAAATCCATCCAGTTTGTTGAATTGTAGGCTGTAAACACCGCTTTGCCACCTGGCACTAGTTTTATAGATGAATTTAATCCAGTGCCCAAATCGTCACCGCTCGCCGGAAATATTTGCAGTGTGTTAGCTCCCTCGTTGTACACTATGACCTTTCTCCCAGCGGAAGCGGCTGGCAAAGTGACGACGTCATTATCATTTGCAACCGTTGAAACTCGGTTGACATCTGAAGCCAAAGCCCCGTTTCCTTGGGTTTGCGTAGTAGATGCTGTAATGCTTGCGTTTGCACTTCTTCTAAAGTGGCCAGCCAAGCTCAACTGCTGATTTGAATCAATTGTTAACGCTGTCGTTCCCCCAGTGGAAAATCCTAACTCGTTTCCAGTTAAAAAATACATGCCTGTATCTGTGTCGGCCACCCCTGCAACTGCTGGGGAACCTGCGGAACCTGAAGGTGCTAAAAACTGGCCGCCATACGTAAATGAAGCCCTTCTTAATCCTGCGGTGTATATGTCCATGTTAGGATTTGCGCCGCTTGTAGATGCAACAATATAATTGTTGCCACCTGATCCTGAGTTTGTGATTATCTTATTAAGTGCCTTAATACTTAAATTGCCAGAACTATCTATCCTCATGCGCTCAGTAATACTTCCACCGCTGGGGCGCGTAAAGAACGAAATTTCACCTTCGTTGTTTGTATGATCCACATTAACGAAAGCAATCTGTGACATTGTAGCGCCGCCAGAATCAACGCCGATAATAGAGGAGTAGTTACCTGCTGTTCCATTGCTATTTTGAAGTGTTAACTTAGCGCCGCCTGAAGTTGTGGCGAGATTTGTATTTCCTTCATAACCACTAATTATTAAAGCAGCTTTGCCGCTTGTAGTAGTGTCGAATTTTACATCAACATCAGCACTGTCTTTTGTCACTCTAAAACGCCTTCCGTCGGCGCTAGAACTACCTACAACAAAGTTTCCAGAACTGTCGAGCCGCGCATTCTCTGTGCTGTTCGTATAAAACGCCAGATCTTTTGTACCTGTTGAAAATATGGAGTTATTCGAGTTTCCTGAAGATATAGATATTGTGCCCGCGACCGCTGCGTCTGATCTATCGACTCTGATACTTGCTGTAGCGCCTGAGTTCTGAAGATGTAAAGCCTTGCCGCCTATCGCCCCAGCACTGGGACTTGTTGTTCCAATACCTACATTTCCAGAGGTGTCTACTGTTACGTCCGAATCACCATCTGAACCAAAAATATTGAAACCAGCCGCATTCGTTTTAATACCAGAGTGTAAAGAACCGTTTTTATTAAATCGGATTTGTTGGGCTTCTGATGAATTATTGCGACTTAAATTCAAGTAACCTTCGCCAATCTCAAAAGCGTTTTCATCGGCTGCGGTTCCTGCAATACCCGCAACTGACGACCGATTGGTGATGGCACTTGTAACCTTCACAATCTGGCCGATTGCGTTGATCTCCATGTGTTCGCTGCCGTTGGTATAGAAGCTCATATTATTAGAGCCGCCAGCGGAAAGTATCAAACCACCTGAAGAGGTAGAATTAGACTGAACTACAAAACTATCTGCTACGAGCGCCCCCGAAGTAGTATATGCACTACTTAAAGCATAAATAGACCCTGCGCCAGCGTTTGCCAATAGCTCGACCTGTGTACCTGCGCCTGTGCCGCTTGTGTTGTTGTCAATCGTAAACTTTGTTAGCGCGTTCTGGTCTTTTAATACGTGCAACTGTGAAGTTGGGGAAACCGTACCAACGCCCAAGCTGCCCGTTGAATCAAGGCGCATATATTCGGTTAAAATGCCACCGCTCGGCCTTGCTAAAAATGCTATGTCGCCTTCGTTGTTCGTGTGGCTGACATTAACAAAGTTTATGGCAGCCAATGTCGCGCCGCCGCTGTCAATCCCTTTGATCGCGCTGTAATTACCATCGGTCGCGCTGGCGTTCGTTAGTTGAACATTTGATCCGCCGCTGGCTGTAGTCATATTTGTATTAGTTTCAAAACCGTCTAAAAATAAAGAGGCTTTTCCGCTTGTGGTACTATCGATCTTTACGACTGTATCGGCGCTGTCTTTTGTAACACGAAGCCTTCGACCATCGGTGCTAGTTCCACCTAAAACCCAATCATTGTTTACTTCATCATACCTTGAATTTCCAGATGCGCCGAAAAGTATTTCGCCCTTGGTTGCGTGTGCTGTACTAACCAATTTTAGATCGTCGCTTGCGTTAGTACCGCCATTTGCGGTTTGACCGCCTGACGTGCCCGCTAATACAAAGTATGCCGAACCTCCCGACAAATCCGAAACCGTAAGCGACCTATTTTCATAACGTGAACTGGTAGAGTTGTAAACAAGTACATGGCCCGCTGATGGCGTGCTAGTAACAACCGCCGCGCTAAAAATCATATTAGGAGTCTGAAATTTGTCCTTATCGGCAAACCCTGTATAAGCGGTCACGCCATCACCAATCAAAAATTTATTGGTGTCTGTTTCGTGGAAAAATTCCGACTCCGCAAACGTAGGATTGTTAGTGGTAGCATTGGCGCTCGTGTCTGCGCGTTGGAACATTCTTGCGTTAGTGGTTGCCATTGTTTAACCCTATCTAATATGGTTTAGTTGGTATTGATTCGGTATCGCAAGCAAAAACGTTAGCGTTGTATTTGCTTGCTGTGACTTTAGTATATGTGTCGCTTGCCTCTATTGTTTTAACAGTCCATTCATCCAAGGTTGTGTCGCTCGCTGTTCTAAACTGGTATAACGTGCCCTTAGATACTCCGTCAGATAGACTAAATACAAAAGGGGTCCCGCCAGTGTTATTTACAACAACCTTATAGTTGTTTGCCCCTTTGGTACACGAAAAACTTTGAACGCTTTGACCGTTCGCTGTTCTGCATTTGATGGATCTAGTGCCACTTAAACCCGTGAACACCGGCCTATCTAGTGTAAGTATAGTAGCACTTGGCGTTGTGTCGTCATACGCCAAAAGCTCGCCGTCTAAATCTTTATATTCTAGCGCGTCTACATTTAAAATTTTGTCATTAATGCCTAAAACCCTGGCGTCGTCTGTAGATTCAATAACAATACTGTCTTTTTGTAGTTTATCCGAACGATACAAATATATTGCCATTCTGTACGCTTGGCTAAAATTGGTAATGCCGTCTAATGTCGCTTTGATTGGATTGAAATAGGTTGTGGTAGATGCGTCGTAGTCAATATCGCCACTAACAGGGTATATAAAAGTCTGTGTTTTATAACCTTCTTCAGCGTCCTTGAATGTGATCTCTACATGGTCGCGGCGGTTGCTTTGGTCAAAGTTAAAACTGCGGGTTTCACCTTTTGGCGATTTGTTCCGGCGATTAAATATCGAAGTAATAGCCGCTTTGGTTTCATCACGGGCGCAATAGATTTTTTTACCTATTCGGTAAACATCACACCTTGCGGCCTTGGCTATTAGCCTTAGCTCATCCTCGGCGCTTATGGCTTTATCAAACGTATAATTAAACTCTCCGCCCTCGCCACTGTCTAAAGCGTTTAGCGTGGTTTGTATGGCTTGCAAGCCTGCGACATCTACCTCTAAAGCGGCTGCATTTAGGCCAAAAGTATCAGTAGCCCGATACATAAAGGCGTTTATCCATTGCTGATCTGCTACGTCTGCACCGCTGCCCCTACTGCTACCGCCGGGTTGCCAACCACCGTACCAAATAGAATCTGGGTCGTCATAATAAAACATGTAATCTGGTAACTTGCGGATTACTTCTACATTAAAACGGCGCGTATCTGGTCGCTCCAACATCTTATTAAATTCTGTCGTTACCCTTGCCGCTGTAATGTTTCCTATAGCATAGCTGGCCGTTTGCTTAACTGCCGCTAGGTTTATCAGTACGGTTTCGGCTGCGTTGTTTTCGCTGTCGTCGTAGTATTTTCTGACATAAATACGATATTCGCCCGACGCCAACGGATTACCTAGGTTGTCGGTGTGATCTGTTAAAACTATCTTTTTGGTGACTCTGTAGGCGCTGCGCGTATTCGCTGTGATTGATAGCGGTAAAACGGAATCATCACCGTCGATTATCTTGTATCTGTTGTTGCTGGTGTTTTCCAGGTGGACTTCCAACTTTACGGTGGCCGCTGCGTCGCTTGCGCCTATCAACCCTTGCGGAAACTCTATATTTAACCAAACCTCTTCAGTGTCGCTTATTGGTGTTACATAAGGACCGTTCATATCGCCATCGAAAAGCATGTAAACATCACAATTGGCAACAGTTTCATCTATCGAAGTGGTTAGCGTGCTAAACCCCTCACCTATAGAAAATCTATAAACACCACTACCCAACGAAGTATAAGAATTATTTAATGTGTAGCAACCTGTCTGGCCATTTGATGGGTCTTTAACAACTATGTACTTCCTGCCGGTCACAGAGTTGTATTGATAATGATTTTGCAATGTTGTTTCATTGTCTGAGCCAGACACCGCATAAACATCAAACAAGCTAACTGAGCCGCCGCCGCCGCTACTTGTCGGCCTAAATTTTATGGTCACGTCCTCTATTCTGTGCATTTTAGGGACTATCGCAAAGTTTTGTTTATCTGTTTCTGAAACTGTGGAGAACGCCGAGTTTGTTCTAGCGCCTATATCCTCATTGCCTCCGGTTTCTGGCGTCTTTCCTGTGATATAAAAAAATTGACCTGTGTTTGTTGTAGTTGTAGACGTGCTTAATAGCTGGATCACATCGTCAACCGCTACGGATTGATATAAATCAGAGGTATTGCCAGCGCCCACATTTATGCGAATTATGCCTGTTAAGGACAAAGCCCCAACATAGGTTACATTGTCAGTATTAATAGAAGGCAACTCATAATCTAGTGCAAGCCTTGTATCTTTGGCGTTCTGTATGTCGTAAAACTCCACAACGCCGGTCAGCGTTGTTACCTCTGAAGATGGATCGAAATATTCAATGGTAGTAGCAGGGTCGCTATACAACAAAGAATCGCCATTTCTCGCATTAGCCTTATCATACGAGCCGACGCCGATAGCGAAAAACTCGGTTATCTTCTGTTTGCCTGTTGTCGTGTATTCCTCAACCGTAGGATAAATAACATCGGGATAGCTTCGCACCTTGCCGACAATATCAGGTATGCGCTGATTTGTTCTTATTGCGTTTTTTTGCCCGCTTGCGTAGTTGTTGGGGCTTTCTGGTTTTATTTCTTTAACGTCTGGCTCTAGGTTTTTAGCTGCTAGGTAGGAAACGGCGAAAAGACCAACGGTCACGCCAACCGTTACAGGGTCGCCCATTTTAAGGACGACCAAAATCAAATCATCCTCTTTAATTTCCCATTCTAGCGGGTCAATCAAACACTCGTCACGAACGGCGCGGCTATATACGGCGCAATCTTGCCCGAAACCCTCCGGCCATTTATCCATCATCCACTGGGCCAAGTTCATGCCGACGATCAAATCAAATTGATCGTTTTCAGTGGAGAATACATTTTCAAATTTATATAGCTTAGCCATTTTCAGTATAGAACTCGTAAAACGGAAAAAGGATTTTTAAACGGTCTAGCGGGTGATACTGGACCCCGCCTGGTTTCGTGCAATGAATAACGCCATTATCTAAGTATATACCGACATGATGCCATTTGCCGAAACGCTTTTTCGACATCACGCAAAGATCGCCATTTTTAGGGGTTTGGGTAGTGATATATTTTTGCTGATTAATTGCCGACACAAAAACGGCTTCCAAATCGTTTTTAGCGTCGCAAAAACTTGGGACCGATAATGGCGTATCTTTGTTGTATTCGTTTTTTCTGAAGTGCTCGGCAAACGTGAAACAATCCATGCCGCCATTGTCTCCATCATGGAAAGGGATATGTATATATTCCCCCAGCGTGGCGATCATAGGTATTTTAGTGCCGGGAATAGTCTAACCGTCGCGTATTGTCCGCAACGTCTTTGCGGTGCTGTCGTTGTGGTCAATTCGAGAGTGACCCGACCAACATCACACGAAGCGCGAACCAAGATGAACTCACTAGGCGGATCTATGGCGGGACCACTAAGATCATTATCTTGATACTGTCTATAGGTGACATTGATCGGGTCTGACCGTTCCGAATCTGTAATAGCTTTAAGCTGTGCGTAAACCTGCCCCTCTAAAGCGTCTAAAGTGACAACTAAGCGTTGTTCTGTGGTGTTCTTGCGTGACTCTACCCCAAATTTCATAGGTACAGCCGTAAAAGTTAAGCTGTTACCATCTTCATCTTTGGCGCTAAAGTCCTGGCCGTAGTCGCATAGGTAAAACGTAAAATTGGCCGGATCGCCTTGGGTGATCTCTATCGTATTAACCGATATAAAATTACCCTCATTAGAGGCCAGCCATTTTTTATACTCTTCCCTTATCGAAGGTGTAGCCATTAACTTGTGCCCCCGTCTATATCGTCAGGATGCGTGCTGGCAGTGTCGCCGCCGTCGTAAGCGTCAGCATGAGCACTAGAAGTGTCGCCGCCGTCAATAACATTGATGCCACATGTCGCAACAAACGCGCTTTGATCCCATCTGACTGTAGCGGTCACTTTTACCGGCCCATTATCTAACGGTATATAATCATATTTACCGCCCACTAGATAAACTTCGCGCTCTTGTATGCCTTCAGGCCCGAAAGTCAGCATGTTAAAAGAGCCAGTATAGGCAATGGTAGAATCAACGAAATTCGCCCATGTTGTAAAATCTGCGGCACTAAATATCCATTCTAGGTTCTGTCTAACTTGGTATTTTTTGGATATACGCTTGCGTAAACTTCGGCCACCCATTACCGGCAGTTCATCAATAATAGGTTGAATCTGAAGCGGCCCGCCTCTTTGCGGGTTTGGTATAGATGGATAACTAGCTGCCACTGTCTATCTCTCCAATAAAAGACACCTCGGCGTTTTGCTCTGATACCATTGTTATGCCGGAAAGTGTCGCCCTAACCGTCTTAGTTTCGTGCCCACCTTCTGCCCTTAATCCAATGGTAAAAGGCTTTAAACCGCCCGCTAATTCGTTTGTATAAAACGCAATAATTTGCTGCATTTCACACATGGTGCAAAAAAACACTAGATTTACATGCGACACGGCTAGCGGGTTAATTAGCTTTGAATTGGTAGGCGTTCCCGCTTCTGACTCTAAAACCCTTGGGCTTTTCTTAACCGACTGGCTCAATACCTGCGGCTTTGGAAAATCGCTAGGCCATGCCGTTGGCGTTGGTATTGAATAAGCTGCCATTAGAACCGTCGCTCCATTGCATAACTACCGTTCAGCGCGTCGGAAAAGTCGCCATATCCTGTTCTGATTGAATCAACAAAGTCATTTTTAACAGCATCTACCGCTCTTTTGATAATGATTTCTAGATTATTCCCGTTTTGACGTGGCTCAACTGTCACGCCTGGCGCGTTGTTCTGCACTGTAACATTAACGCTATTATTGTTTTGAACCGCTGGCTTTACTGGCGTAACCTTTCCACCATCTGGGCCAGGTATTAACATGGCTCGACCGGCTCTATCCTCGAATATTTCAGGCCCAATTTCACCGACTCGGTATGTGTTGCCGCCAGATACTTGCCCGCCACCTGCTCTACCGCCTGAAAGCTCAGCAACCGATAACGCACCAACCAGCGCGGCCCTTGTGTAGCCGGTCGCTTCAATAGACGCCGCTAGTGGCGGATTTGCTGCAAACTTCGTCGCCTCTGCTGTCGTATTGGCAATGATTCGAGCTATAGCAAGCCCTTTTTCAAAAGCAAATAGCGCTTTAGATAACATCGAACCTTTTTTAGCAAAAGCCTGACCCATAGCGAGTAAATTATCTTGTGTCGCCTGTTCGTTTTGCAAAATAGTTGCGTTGGTGTTTTCTTTTAACTTCTGCTCTTGCTCGTATCTTCTAGCCCTTTGATCTAGCGCTTGTTGGCCTTTTTGGTTTTGAAGTTCTAAAAGTCTCTCCTGGTGCGCTTGCTCTGCTTCAAACTCCCTAGCCCTTGCATCTAATGCGGCTTGGTTGTTGGCGATCCCAGTTAGTTCGACAATGCCTTTTATGCTCCCACCTTCTGTAATAGTGCCAAGCTCGTCCTTTAGGGTCTTTATTTTAGAGACGGCAACATCTAGTTCCCCGCCACCGTCTAAGCCTAAAAACTCCATAAACTTGCGCCACCAACCGGCGGCTGTTGCTATCGCGTTTGTAATAGCGTCAAAAGCTGCGGTTAATACTGGCGCTACTGCTGCCGTAACCTTTTTAGTTAGATTTACGATAGTATCTTTTAATAAGTCCCATGCTTCGGAAAGCTCTTTTAAATCTTCCGTATTCTCAGTGGTAAGCATTAACTCCTTATTTGCTTCGGCGTACTTTTTGGACAGCTCATCCAAAGCCTGACCGTTGTTTAAAAATAGTGGAGTTAATACAGATAAATCGTTGCCCATTGATTCTAGGGCGAATGTCATTTGTGCTGTTGTTGCGCCAGCGTTTTGCATCTGGCTCACCATGTATTGGATAGCTTCAGGGCCTGACATGGCTTGTATTGACTTAGCCGCTGCCATTGCCTGATCTTTGGTGTAGCCCATTACATCGGCAAAATCTTGAAAAGCTCCGGTTCCGGCGGTTGCAAATTCTCCGGCCTTATCTGCAATGTCTTTGCTAATGTCTGCGACTTGCTCGCCAGTTAATCCGTATTGTTTCGCCGCAAAGTCAAGCGCCTTAAATGCGTCGGCGCTTATTCTGGCTTGTCGTGCAAATTTTGCGATCTCTCGCTCGGATTTAGCGGCGGCTACCGCTGCGGCTGTAATTGCCGCTACTGCTCCGGCAATGCGTCCGGCTGCTGTTTTAAATCCGTCAGATAGTTTAGAGGTGGTTTTGTCGGTGGTTTTGCCTAGCTCGTCAACTTCCTTGTCAAGTTTATCTACATCACCAACCGCTTTGGACGTGTCAGCAAATATTTTGATGCCTATTTCTTCTGCCATTCTTTTGCCTGTTCCTGTTCTAGCGCGTGATGGGTATCAAGCATAATTTCATAAAAGGCTAACTCGTCAAAAAAGCCGGTTAGTTCATAAACTTTTGATAGGGCAGGTATGGAGAAATCACCTGCGCCACTTAAAGTATAAAACGCCTCCGCTAATGGTTCCAGAAAGCTATCGAGCAATGGCCTTTCTTTAATGGCTGGCATAACAAAACCAGGTCTATCTAAACTGATTTCTTTTTGTTCCTTAAAAAGCCAATCTAGTTCTTTCTTGCCTTTAATGCCCCACTTTTTGCGCCATTGCTCGTACCCAACGACAAAATCAATTAAGGCTTTTTTGCCTTTGTCTTTGCCTCCGCTTTAGCTGCCGATAGTTGGGTGGCCTTAATAATAATTTGCTGTCTTAGCGCCCAATACTCAGGACTATTTAAAATGTCCTCAATTTCTGCCTTGTCGGTTATCTTCTCTTTACCTTCGCAAAGACTAACCACCGCGTGATTGGCTAGGCACTTGTTGACCACTTCGTCGGTCGCGCCGCCCGCCTCTGCTGAAAGCTCGACCAAAGCCTTGTTGTAGTCTGGATTAGGTACACACTTTAAAACGGCCGGTATCGAACCTCCGACCGCCTCAAGTATTACCTTTTTACCTTTTAGCGCCTCTTTTGGTGTTCTAAAAGCGCTTAATTGTGGTTTAACTTTTGCCATAGTTTACCCCGTAAAGTTATTTAAAAATTAGCTCGCTACTGTGCGATCCACTTGCATATCAATATCGCTAGAATTTAATAGCGCTTTCAACGTC